GTTGTGAAATCCAAAGACCTTGAGCATATCGAAAGTATGAAGAAAGTTGATGAGATTCTTTTTCAAACGTGCAGTGAACTTATGGATGTTAGTGAAACTCAAATAAAAAGTCGCACACGCAAAAGAGCAGTTGTTGACGCACGTGCTATCTGTATTGCATTTACTTACTTTACCGAGTACAACAAAACGCTCAAATGTATTGGTGATTCATATGGGATAGATCACGCAACGGTGATTCACTCGGTAAAAAAATGCTGTAATCTGTACACCACAGATGCTCAATTCAAATTCTTAGTTAATGATTTTATCTTGGCATTTGAGAAAAATGGCTATAATTGCAACACAACTAAACTAATGCTTGAAAATGGACATCAATACTTTAATCTCAGAGGTTCTCTCACTAAGAGAGAGAGTGAGCCAGTTGGAAAGTCAACTAACAAAATCGAAAGAATGTCGTTTCATTGCGCCATCACTTGAAGATGTAGCAGACTATTTTCTTGAACGTATGCCCAATGCTAACTCCGAAGATGCCCTTCATTTTGCAGATGTCTTCATATCGCACTATACCAATACCGGTTGGAAGTATGGAAAGAATAAAATGAAGGACTGGAAGGCAGCAGTCCGATCGGCTTGGGATTTAAGTAAATTTGTAACAACAAAAAACAATCATAATGACACAATTGGTAGAATTCAAAGAGACAGCCTACAACAGTGGGTTAACGGCTAACGAAAAAGCGTTCATCACAAGTTTGGAATCCCCTCGGATTTGCGATATAACGCTATCCATTTTTAAGCAATCAATCGCATATGGTATTGTCCTTTACGGAATCAAAAACCTGCCCTCAGATGAGGAAACGAATCTTCTGTATGTGACTATGCAGACGCACTACCCATACTTAACAACTGGAGAGATGGCTCTTGCATTTCAACTTAATGCAGTAGGAACGGAATGGGAAAGAGTTGAGTCCTTTGGAATGATGTCGGTTGCATTCTTATCAGATATCCTGAAATCGTACAATGATTTCAAGATGAAAACCAACTTGGCAATTGATAAAAAGAAAGCTAAAATTGAGTTGCCATCTAACACAACGGATGAGCCGGTAGATTGGACAGAGACATTCAATGAGGATATCAGGTTATGGAGAGAAAACAAAAGAGACTTTGTCCTGATGTTAGCACCTATGAAAGTCCGCACCTTCTATGATAAGAAAGTTATCAGGGATGAGATGTGGTCGGATGATGATTGGAAGAAATGGCAATTTATGGCATACAAAAAGACATTGGATGCGCAGTCAATCAGTGCTTACAAAGCAAAAAGACTTGATAAGTTAAGTCGCCAAAAGTTCAAAGACGATTATCAATGCGAATTGTCTCGCCTCATCTATTCGGATATTATGGATAGCCACATATTGCAACAAAAAATAAAAGATGGGTTATGAGAGAATTTCATTTTAATGGGAGTGATGTATGTCTTAATCCTAATAGCAGTACATTCAAATGCTCCCGAAAATATGAAGCCATTGTTGATGTTGCTGAGGTTGGAAATGGATGGTCTTTCGGCACTGGTTTCTTTGGAGATAGTGAAGGACATAATAAAGCAGTATGGAAGAAAGGTCAAAAATTTCGAACGGAAAGAGATGCATATGAAGCTGGTATCAATTATTTAATCAATGCGATTGAGTCTAAACAGAATGAGAAATACAAGTCTATTCTTGCGATGCTCAAAGATGAAGTCAGAGTTCAGGAACCAACCAACCAACTAACTCTTTTCTAAATGATTGAATTCCACGACAAACAAAAAGAAGCACTCTCCTATCTTGCAATAGACAACGAATGTAGGCAATTACTATATGGCGGTTCTGCAGGTAGTGGAAAGTCATTTCTTGGATGCGATTGGCAAATAAAAAGGAGATTAAAGTACCCAGGTACCCGAGGTCTTATTGGCCGTGCTGAACTGAAAAAGTTGCGACTATCCACACTCGCTACCTTCTTTGAACTTTGCACTAAGTACAATCTAATTGCAGGAAAACATTTCACGTACAATGGTCAAGACCACGTTATCAATTGGTACAATGGCTCACAGATTATCTTGATGGACTTAGCGGATATGCCAAGTGATCCCGACTTTGGTCGCTTTGGTTCGCTTGAAATTACTGATTATTTTGTAGATGAAGCCAGTGAGGTAACTGAAAAGTGTATCAACATCTTAAACTCACGTGTGAGATACAAGCTAATAAATGACAACCCAAAAGGACTGCTAACGTGCAACCCACATAAAGGATGGCTATACAGAGAATTCTTTGATGCGCAACGGAATGGCTCAATCCGAAAGGATAGAAGATTCATTCAGGCATTGCCAACGGACAACCCACACATCTCACCCGTGTATATCGAATCATTACAGATGCTACCCGACATTGACCGGAAAAGATTACTTGAAGGTGATTGGGATTACGATGAGACAAAAGATAGGTTGTATGAATACGATGATTTACTGCGATGCTTTCGCCCATCCACTAATTTGGGAGACAAATTCATTACTGCCGACATCGCACGAATGGGAGACGATAGGACAGTCATTATTGTGTGGAATAACTTACACGCTGAAAAGTTTGTAGTATTAAAACACAAACCAATCAATGAGGTTGTGGATACCATCAATGAACTTATCAAAAATCACTCAGTAAGATTATCTAACGTACTGGTGGATGAGGATGGGATAGGTGGTGGAGTGGTTGACTTTATCAGGTGCAAAGGATTCTTGAACGGATCAAAAGCAGTGCGTGACAATTATATGAATTTGAAATGCGACTGCTATTTCAAACTTGGCGAATTGATTTCAAGTAATGCCATCACATTTGAGTCAACGCATAAGGACACCATTGTCAAGGAACTCGAAATGATTAGACGTGAAAAGATAGATAGTGATGGAAAGCTGCGTGTGACCAACAAAGAAGATTTGAAAAAAAGACACGGTATATCTCCTGACTTTGCGGATGCAATAATGATGAGGGCATACTACGAACTCAAAAAGAATTTTGGAAAGTACGCATTCGCTTAATACATTTGAAATCTAATAACTAAATAAAAATGAAAAAAATTAGCACATTATTCAAAAAAGACTCAAACGACTTGGGCAGAGTTATCAATGAAATCAATCCCGAAAATCAATGGGTGTTTGATGGCGAAGCAATTGCAACACGTAAATTTGATGGAACTGCAACCGCTATTATTAACGGTGAACTTTACAAAAGATACGATGTTAAAAAAGGACGTCAAGTTCCTGAAGGTGCAATACCTTGTCAAGAAGCTGATTTAATAACAGGACATCATCCACATTGGTTAAAATGCGATAGAAGTAAAAATGAAGATAAATATTTCTTTGAAGGCTTTGATGCTTTGGAAAATAAAGAGAATGGAACTTATGAACTTTGCGGAAATAAAGTACAAGGCAACCCAGAAAAAATAGAAGGGCATAAACTTGTTAAACACGGATGCGAAGTGTTGCAATTACCTTCTTTAGATTTTGAAGATTTGAGGGCGTATTTGTCTGACGCTTCAAAAGATATTGAAGGGATTGTATTTCATCACAAGTCAGATGGTCGGATGTGCAAATTACGTAAATCTGATTTCGGAGTACGTAGGTAACACGAAACTAATAAAAATAAATAACTATGGCAGACATCACAAAATGTAAGGGCACGAATTGCCCAATCAAGCAAAATTGCTATCGGTACACAGCAAAAGAAGATGAGTTCTATCAGGCATATTTTACTGAAGTTCCAATTAAAAATAATGAGTGCGATATGTACTGGCAAACAACTAAACAAACATGAAAACAAAAAAAGAAATAGAAGAAAAGTTGAAACTGAGATTGGAACAAAGTACAAGATAGAGCAATACACTGCCGACCACTTAGTTCAGAAGTAAAAGAACTTCTGGAAAAACATAGGACATTACATGATATTGATGATGCAGACGAATGGGAGCAGTCTCGTTTATATATTGGTATGCGAAATGCGAAAATAGATGCATTTTCTTGGGTGCTGTCACAGCATTGCACCTAACATCGGAATACACGAAACTAATAAAAATAAATAAAATGAAAACAGAAATTACTCAAGATGAGTTAGAAAAAATCAAGGTGCTGAACCTACTAATGTGGTTGCAGGCATCCATCTACGCAGGTGATGAATGCGAGGACATCAAATGGTTTTACAACCATCAAACTAAGATGTTATTGAAACGCTTAAATGAGTCTATTCAGCGTGAACACGGCAAGACAATAACCGCTTTATGGGATGCGGATGGTGCAATGCTGCCTGATATAACTCGCCAAATGTCCGAATTTACAGCAGTTTTGGCGGAATATGGATACTGGATGTTACCCGAATTAACGGAGTACATTCGCACTCAACAAGAATTACAACCTAAATTAGAAATATAATGAATAATGTATTAGATTTAATTCAATTTGATGAAATCAAAATTGAAAAAAAGAAAGAATGGTATAGTTATAGATATACCGCTATAATTCAAAAATTTGTAGTATATCAGTCATTGGATAAGCAGTTAATATCAATAGAGCAATTTGAGGCTGAATCTAAACGATATGTAATTCTTCAAATATTAAGCGGGGCAATTTTAGAAAAATGTGATGATTCAAATCGTGAATATTTCACACAATTAAAAAATAAAATGGAAAGTATGCCCGAAGAAGTTGATGCTTATCTTTGGTCAATAGGATTAAAAAGAAGAGAACAATGAATATAACACACGACTTTGACAACTGCCAGTCGGACATCTACAAAGAGGTTATTAGTGATCTAATCTCACGTGAGAAAATGGGTAGAACTAAGTATGGAACAACTGTAGATAATGCTAACCTATCCGAAAAGGAATGGATGCAACACGCGTACGAAGAGGCTCTTGATTTTGCTATCTACTTAAAACGAATGATGTCAAAATAAGGACATTTGCACCTGAGATTAAAAGAGTGGCATTGCGCCACTTTTTTTTTGCTCTTAATCCCTCATTTAATTCCTCACTTAATCCCTCGTTTAATCCCTCTAATTGTTCGATATATGCTACGTTAATAGCGTTCATCTTAGTTAATGACTGATTCTCCTTACTTAAATTAGAATTAACTTCAATGTAGTAGTCAAGTGAACGTACACCCAATACTACCAATCGTCTTTCAGTTCGCAAAGAATCCAGCTTTCTCCAGTTCGATGAGTCGCTCAATTGATTTTGAGTATGCGCTATCAATGGCAGTAGTATCCATAAGATAGATAGTATCAATGTCCTTTTCATAAATTGTTTTTAGTTTAATGCGTTCCAATTTCAGCGTGTCAATTCTCGCCTTCAATACTACAATTGTATCGTTTTTCGTAACATTTTTATATGTGGAATTGTTACGAGAGGTGCATGAATTTTGCCACAAATTCAATGCGTAAAAACTAATACACAACCCCGCAGTTAATGCGATAATTTTTGACGTTAAATTCTTTTCCATTGCCTCTTGTAATTATTGCAAATCCGTGATTGTATTTTGAATAGGGGTTATAGTCTGGTGACAACTCACTCAAACATCCGACTCCCCAACACGTTATTACTTTTCCGTTTACATCTCTTTCCGTGTGTTCAGCAGTTTGATGGTGATGTCCACACATTGCGTTGGCTTTTGTTTTCAAAAATAGACCTCTCGCAACGTTTACAGACGGCATAAATTGCTTTCCAAATTCGTGTCCGTGAAAGATGGATAGACCTCCAACGTTCAACTTGTTCTTTCCTTCTATCCATTGCACGTTGTGCTTATCAAGATGGCAAAGACTTGCGAAATCAAATGCGTCTATATCAAAAAGTTCAGGTGCTTTCACTCGCATATACCTCCAATATCTTTCTTCGTGGTTGCCTTCTTTATAGATTATTTCAGCATCTGGAAACGTTTGCCTCAACTCATAAATGAAAGTACGCATTGCGTAAAGTTCATCCTTAAATTTGCGTTTCTTTGGATCTTTCACAAAGTCGCTTATCATATGGCAGTCTAACGCATCTCCATTCAGCACCACTGTATCAACACCCTCATCTAATCCACATTGGATGGCGGTTGATAATGCATCGATATCGTGGTAAGGAATGTGAATGTCCGATAAGATGAGAATTTTTTTGCCTTTAATATCAATATGCTTTCGACCTTTCGCATACGACTTCGGTAACTTGAAAGGATTGCGTGGTCTATCTTCAGTACGAACAAGTGATTTGTCTTTGAGATTTTTACGACCTACTTTACCTTCAATCCTGCGCAGTGCATCTCTTGCATCTTCAACACCAAGGAAGGTCTCAAAATGTTCTTTAGATAATTTCTTAGCCAACGTTAAAGTTGGTGTATCAGGAAAACGCTCACGCACTTCACGTGCGATTTTTGTCTTTTGACTTTCTGGCATATGTTATATTTAGAATGGTTGGTACACTGTCCTTCCACCCATCTTAACTGCACGTAACACTTGACCTCTATTCCCGTTCTTATTGTAACTTACGTGAACCCAAGAAGGTGCATTCTCACTTCCGAACTCCCATATGAGTTGGTCAAATGTACAATTTTTTCTTATCCAGTCAAATAATTCTTTGTTATTTATGCCACCGTGTATGTCTCCATCAATATCTAAGGCTTTGCCTTCCATATGTTGACTTGACTTACTACCACCAATTCGTGTATTAAGTTCGATACTTCTAAAGCCTGAGGATATACCAATTGGTTTTCCAAAGTGTTCACGCACCTTATCAAAAATGTTGGTGCATACCAGCTTAAGATTTGCCAATTGCTCAGCATTTGGAACGTTGCCAATCTTCAACGCTTTCGCCTGATTGCTATGCGTTACTTCAAAGTAGCTTACATATTTACTTACCTTGTCCATCTGTCATCGCATCGGTTATGTCTTCGCTTTTTCTTCCAATAATCGCCTTTATCTTTGACCACAAATCTTTACCAGTCACCGACTCAATACTTTCAATGATTGACTTGAATTCAATGATGGCAACTACGGTAGCTATCAACTTTGTAATGGGGATAAGTTGCGCTATTACATAGGTCTCAATAAGAAATCCACTCACAATAGCAATTTGGTACAACATCAATTTTGTGATTGTATCACTCATCCTGCGTGAACGGATGCGTTGACCTAACTTAATAGCTTTCCAAATTCCAACAACCATATCCATTGCTACCAAAAAACCGATTGTTATCATCAGTTCTTTGATGGGTAAAAAGACGGTTGCAATACCCAATAGCCACAACTTTACTTTCATCTTTTCTCCTGCTTTTTTAGATATTGTTTCAAAAGTTTTTCATACTCCCTTCGCTTTAGTACGATGGGGGGAGAAAGTCTTGTAGATTGATTCTTGTTCGCCATTGTCTATATGAATTAGATATGAGAAAATTACTCTTTCCGTATGGGTTTCTATCTGGGAAGATGTTGTTATCCGTGTTGTTGGTGTACTCTGGAAACAATGTTGAATTAAAACACAAATAGTCAACCATTCTTTTGGTGTACCAACGTGCATTTTGACGTGCAGCTTCTTTGAGTGACTCCATTTCAAACTTTGTAACTGGAGTAGTATCTTCGCTTTGTCTGCTCACTAAGTTTCCGTTGTCGTGTTTGTACAAAAGAGATGGGTAAAGTTCTACCATTGTCCACCATAACACAACCTTCAAGACGTATTCGTTAAGGAGTGTTTCATAGTCTCCAGATAACGTGCCATTGGCAACATCATCCTTCAATCGAACCGTCAAATTTGTACCCAAAAAGTTGGTCAAATACTTATCTTGTGCCAAATAAATGGCAGGGCGAATAAGATTGGGATCAACTGCATCCGTTAAAGGAGTAAACTTTTTGATGTATTCCTCATTGATGAGTAATATTTCTTGTGGTATTGGCATTTTTTATTGGTATTTAAGTGAACCTCTTCCCGGTCTATTTATTGGTGCAATTCCTTCGATTCCTTTTCTTGGAACAAACGGATTATTAGCTACTCTTTTATCATTTTCAAGACCTTCATTCGGTAGAATTCTACCTTTTGAGTCTCTCTTTCTCATATAGATTTGACGCTTCCAAAAATGATGGCAAAATGCCCCCCCAAGGTAGCGGAAAATGGAATAAGTTGATGAGCCAGTTGGTGCGAAATCTCCATTAACTCCTTTCTCACTCATATTTTCAATATCCTCATATCTAAACACTGCTCCTGCCTTTGACATTCCTACCATCTCAACGCAGAATTCTCTTGAATTAGCAGATAGGTTTTGAGAATATGCATAACGTAATTTGTAAAGTCCTGCATCACCCCACTGAGATTTTTCCCCACCATTTGCATCAGACATTGATGGCATCTTGTTGAACATTTCAGAGGTAAAATTCAATTCATTCTCAGGATCAGTTACCTCCTCTTCACTTATCAATTCCCATTCCTCTTTATCTATGTATTCAGCTTTCGACTTTAACTCATCAATGAAGATTCTTCCTTCCTCATCCGTGAAATCATTTGATGATTGACACACGTGCGCTGATTGATTCTCATTCACACGCTCCACAATGCGCTTTGCCCAATCTCTACCTGCGTCTCCACCCCACAATTGCCAAGCTATTCGACCTGCAGTTGGAAATCCATCTTCACCTTGATTCCATCCAGTTGCCTCTTTGTCTACTTCGTGACGTGAAAAATAAGAGTTCATTCTTTGCACTGTGTCAAAAGATAAATTCCTTTTATTGCTGATGTCTCTCGCTCTTGCTACTCCAACCTCCGTGCCACCCCTGCCATATTCCTCTCTCCACTTTAATCCTAACTCAGCTTCACCTGCCATCTCATCGGTTGGCTCGTAGCTTTCTAACTCAACTTTTTTTTTTTGAACTACTTCAGTAGGATCAATTACAACATTGGAAAGGTTATCGAATATCTCGCTTATCTGAACATCTGACAACATCGGGAATGATGCCTTAGTGATTGCCTTTGCACTTGGAATGGTCAAGACATTTGCAGTAGTCTGCACAATGATTTCAAGGAGTGAAGCTATTTGCGCACCATTTAAGGCCTGACTTGCAACATCAACTGGTTGTGCTACTGCACCACT